GTCTGCTGCCATATCGTACTTTCCGTCCTTTAGCAGAGCCATTGCGTTTACGAACTTTGATACTGTCCCTATCCCTACGTTGAAGGTGAAGTTGATAAGGGCTGCGAAACGTACCTCGTCTAGGTCTTTCGTCCACGCAAACCGCCTCGTCAGTTGTACTACCGCCTCTTGTATGTCGTGTTCCAGAAGCATCTCTGCTTCTTTCTCTGTTATACCAACATCGTCTAAGTTTCTTCCAACGCCTATAGTACATTTACCCTGACTGCAAAAATAAGGTTTAAGTTTGACACCCTCGTGCCGCTTCAACTGCTCTATTAACTTTGTCATGCTTTCTTCTTGTATTTATCTGTGTTTTTCTTTTTAGGAAATCCAGCTTTCATGTTAGCATACGCTTTGTCAGAGATTGTTGACTTACTCTTAGGGCGGCTTGTGCCAGCCTTCTTACGCTTGTTAATGTTTTCGTACAGGCTCATTTCTTAATCCTATATACTATGTTCACACCAGTGTTTACCATTACAGCCACGAGTGTTAAGATTTGCAAAAATATACTTATTAGTTCTAGTTCCAATTACTTCTTACCAAATACTTTAGTTGCGCCTTTGATACCAAAGCTTGCTGATACGATTACACCAAGAGTATATTTGTACCAGTCAGGTGTTTGTGCCAACGCCTCAAAACCCCTCTCCACGTAATCAACAGTGAAAGGTAGGAAGCATAGTAGAAGTGGGATACTGAACAGGATGGTAAGGTACTCGTCTTTCCAACTACTTTCTGAGTTCTTTTGTGCCGCAATGTCCCAATCAATCTCACCTGCAATCTGCTTCTCCATTAAAGTGGTTTCTGCTTGTATTTGCACAAGCTTTTGTTTTGCTTTGGCTTTCTTAGTTTCCATAAAGCCAGAGATAGCATCACCTGCTATACCCATGATACCCTGTACTAGTAGGTTCATCATGTCATATCTCCCTTGAGGTATAAAGCCCACCATATTAGAGCAACAATACCAATACCTATTACAACCATAAGTGCAGTTATAACAGTAATCTCTATTATCTTACGCTGTCTCTTACGCTTTGCTTCAGCCTCTGCTAGTCTTTTCTTTCTTGCATCTGCTTGGAAACGCTGCCAGTCACTCCACAAGTTAGGTCTACCTGCGTAAATCATCCACTGCTTAAGTTCTTCTTCTTGTTGCTTAAGTTTTTCTAGGTGAAGAAACTCCTCAAGGTCAGTGTTACCCTGCCTCTTACGCTTCTCACCCCTCTTACGTAAATCCTCAGTAGCATTTACATAATCACTAACTTTGTCAGCACAATCAACAAGTTCCCTACCATTCATAAGAAACTGCTTTATGACGCTGAAAGCCGCATTAGCGGCAGCGATTTCAGCAAGCATCAGACGCTCCTATTTAGAACGTCTAATGTTTTGCATTGGTTGTTGGTTGGGAGTGTAGGAACGAGAACCGCTATCGTTGGTAGAAGCACCAGCACTAGAGATGCCTAAGATTTTAGCAAGACCCTTGAAGGTATCGCCAAAGCCTTTTGGCTTAGTTTTCACTTTGTATTTACTTTTGTTTGCCATTAGTCTCTTTCCACATCTGATATATCTTAAAACCTAAGTAGCAGATGGACATAACCCCCACTACCAAAGCAATCCACTCGTTCAGTTCATGCAGCCAGAGAGGGGCTGATACACCCCCAACGGCTATGGCTAGGTCGTTCTGGTTCACCCTGCAATCTCCATTACTGTGATTGATGACACACCACCATAGTCATTATAATTAGACCTTCGATTGATACCAAAACTTGTAGTGCTAGTGCCGTGTGCCTGTATTTTATAAGTTACTGATGATGTAGTATTCGGGCTGTCTAAGTGTGATATAGATTTACCAGCCCATACATTTCCTGCATTTGCTCCAGATTCAGAATAATAACCGCCTGTTGAAACAGCGGCAGTTGTGTTGTTTACAGCAATGTCTGTGGTGTCTCTGACTATTTTCCAAACAACACCCATAGAATTTGCAGCATTAATATGTATATTCACAAGCACAAGTATTTTGCTTGATGCAGAAGATGGTGTAATTGAAACAGACAAACCAGCTACATCTGCATAACTAGAAGTTGACATTGTTGTTGCACTGGTTTGAGTTGTACTCTGAACCTGCAACACCGTACCACTGGGCAACCCTGCGCTAGTAACAGCAGACAGAGACTGATTGTTTAGTTTAATTAAAGCCATGTCAGTCTCCCTATCCTATTAAATAGCCTGAAAAGTTTGGTTCACTGCCGTTCAGAGGTGACGGTTGGTATAAATACAAATTAGCTACATTTAATCTAATATAATGATTAGCTGTCATTTCTAATATAAATGATGTATGAACAGGCAAATATGCAGAGGCATTAGTGTAAGCATAATACTGCCTAGATGTACTCCAAGTTGAAGCATCTGAACTGGTTTCAAAGTTTACTGTTATTGTTCCTGATGTTGCACCCCCATTAGAAGCAGAAGCAAAGGCATTTAACATAAAGCAATAAAGTCCAGTTACAGGTGCTTGAAAGTAATAATTAGTCGTATCATAGTGATTACCGCTATTAAGAATCGCATCATTAAATTGTATTACGCCATTAATACCGCCTTGCGTACCTGTTGACCTTACATTAAAAGCTGGTCTAGCTGGTGTAAGAATACGCCCAGTGCTATCAATGGTCATTGCAGTGTTAGTGCCAGCCGCATCACGAATAGTACCTACATCAAGATTGCCAGACACCGCTATGTTGGTATCCAGCTTGGCTGATGTCACAGCACCATTGCCCAGCTTGTTAGCTGTAATAGCCCCATCAGTAACCGTCTGCACAGCCAGCACATCACCCAGCGCAACAACAAAGTCAATGCTGTCTGAGGCTGTCAGAGCCGTGTCAAACACAAGGTTAGAACCAGACACTGTGAAGCTGTCCTGTGGTGCTTGGATAACACCGTTCAGAGAGACTAGCAGTTGGTTAGCACTCTCTGGATAATATGCCGCAGAACCTAGCGTCAAAGCGTAAGTCGCTGTGGCAGAGGCAGTCAGAGCATCCAGCTTGTGAAAGCCACCGCCTACTGGATTTTTTCCTATGTATGGCATTATTCTGCCTCCGCTATTGTTAGTGTGCCAGCCTCAACCTGGCGCAAGATTTCTGCGTAGTGGCGGTTGGCTGGGTCTATGGGAACTTCCATATCTTGCCCGTTAACAGTTGCGGCAATAGCTATATTATCAGTGTCATCTCTATTTCTAATATATTGTGCTGATGTGATATCCATTTATAACTCCGCATCTGCTGTAGCTGGGTTAGCCGTGCCGTTTCCAAATCTTGCATAAGAACTACCGGATGAATAACGAGACGCTGCGTCTATTTGAACACCATCAGCAGTTCCAGTAACATTTCCTCCAATAGTCGGAGCAGTTCTCATTTGAACAGGAAACAGCCAATCAACATAATTATAAGTAGCACCATAAGAACTTTTTAATTCTTGAATAGTTTTACAGTAATACCTCTGACACCTAGCCAACTCATCCGCATAAGACCGATGCTCAAACGGTGTGGCTGTCTCGCCTAGTTCTAGCTGTACGCCTGTGATGTACCATTCGTTACCAACAGTATCCGCAAGATTTACAGTAGAACTAGCGTTTCTGTCGGCAGCGTCAAATGCTTGCCAAGATGCAGATGAAGTACCGCTACTGTTATCTGAACCACTAGCCAGCCACCATTCTACATGAAGGCTTTTCTCATTATCATCGTCTAAAATACCGCTTGTATCACCAGCGAATGTAACTGTTTTGTATTCCCAAGTGTTGGCTGTGTTAATAACATATGACCCACCCACAAATCTGTTTGAGTTGTCTCTGTCCATTAAGTTTACATTATATGTTCCGGTTTTGTTTGACCGCACATAAAAAGATAGAGAAAGACTTTTTGCGGATGACGTTCCCTTCTGCAAATGCTGAAGATTTTGTCCTTCCATAAGATGATATACAATGGCGTAATCAGCCGCTGCAGGAGAAGCGTCTGCTACTGTACAACTTATTTTTAGTGAGTTTGCAAAGCCATCAGGAGATGTAGAACTTTGACTGACAGACCAAGTTCCCAAGTTGCTAAGAAGGAAATTAAACCTGTCAGGGCCGTAGTAACCAGTAGTTGTGATTCCTGTGCTATCACCCCTCTGGGCAACCTGCATCGCACCATTGATGATAAGATTTCTCGCCCCTGCATATTGCTCTTGAGAGGCTGGTAGTATTTTTGATAATGCCATGTCAGTCTCCCTTATGCGTAAGGATTGTCACCCAATGTGGCAGTATCCCAAGCAGCTTTCAGTTCAGTAATAGTTGTAGCGTTAGCAATAGCTGAAGCAGCAGGTGCATCACGCAGAGCATCCTTCGCAGCAGCAATGGCTGAAGTGTCTGCGCTTGTTTCCAATGCCTTCATTAGTTCTACATCTTTAGCTTCTAGTAGAGGCGCACGTACTTCACGTACCTTGTCCTTAAAGATTTCTTTAGCTTTGTCCATGTCTTCTGAGATTACGTTACCTGAGAGTACCCAAGCACCACGAAAGTCACGATTAGCTGGAACGGTAACACTAGCAGCATTAGCCTGATTACCGTCTTTATCTACGATATATGTATCAACCACTATATTCTCCTATGCGGCTATGTTAAGTTCCTCAGA